GGCCTGTGATGGAGGCAAAAGTCTCGATCTCCTTCGCGCCCTCCGCCGCCTCCTTCGTCATGTCAATGAGCGCCTTCTCCGTTTTGACGATGGTAGCCGCGACCGCCGCAAAGCCGCCGGCCACCGCAGCCGTTCCGGCGCTGATGCCGTTGAGGGAGTTCAGCGCCTTGCTGGCGCCCTCGGGAAGCTGAATGCCGAGTTTAGCCGCCGCGCCGCCGAGCGCGTCGCCCAGACCGACTGCTTCGCCCTTGCCGGCTGCAAAGGATTCCTTGAGGTTGGCAAAGACGCCCTTCGCGCCCGTACCTTCCTCTTTCGCCTTTGAGACGGAGTCCTTGATTTTCTCCATCGCCTGCTGGAATTTAGAGCCGCTCGCGCCGGCTTTCTCAAGCGCGTCGTTGTTCTCCTCCAGCTCGGCGTTCATCTTGTTCAGCTCGGCTTCGGCGTTGTTGAGGCTTACCTGCCAGCCTTGTGCTTTCTTTGTCGCTGTCTCTACGCCTTGCGCGAGACGTTTATACTCGTCGCTGCCCTCGTCCAGTACGTCCTTTGCTTTCTGGAATTTTTCGTTTGCTGCCTCCTGCGCCTTTGTCGCTTGTTCGAGTGCTTTGCGCGTAATTTCGATTTTTTCCTTTTGTTCTCCGATTTTTTTGGAAAACACGTCGCTTTTCGCCCGTAAAGCATCTACACTGTCAGCGTTTTTGATGTATTCGCTCTCGACCTTGCGCATCTCGGAGTTGAGAACCCGCATGCTATCTCCGATCCTCGAAATCGCGTTCTTGTACTCTTTTTCGTTTGAGATCGTAAACCTTGTGTTTACATTCGGCATGCTACTTCCCTCCGCTCAAGTATTCTGCCAGCGACAACGGCTCCTGCGGTTCCTTCGGCTCGCTATCCGGTCGTGCCAATGTCGCAAGCAGCCGGCGCGGCGTCATGGTCTTCCAGAAAAGCCGCTCCGGCATGCGCAGCTGGTAAAGCCATATTGCCAAAAAGCCGGGAAAATCAAAGCCGCCGTGCTGCTCTGATTCTCCCGGCTCTGTCAGTTTTTTGGCTGGTTCCCGCCGCTGTCCTGCTTCGGCTTCTCGGCGTCCTCCCGCTCCGGCATTGCTGCCATAATCAGTTTTGTGATGAGCTGTGCCGCGTCCGTTGTCTGCGTCATTGTCAGCTTGCGCCCTAGCTCCCGCGCGGTCACGCGCAGCAGCTTTCCGTCCTCTCCGCGCAGGTCCTGCGTTTCCGCCGCGTCATTGAGCATCGCCGCCAGAAACCGCAGCGTCGACTTGAGGCTTGTCACACTTCGAAGTGCCCGCATCAGATCGCCGTCATATTCCTCCTGCACGTCCGCAAGGACGTTCATGTTGCAGGTCAGGTTGTAGATCCTGCCTGCATACTCATATTCCGCCGTTTTCTGCCGCACGTCAGTCATTGCGTCTCACCCAGCTTTCCCTTGATCCACGTGACCGCATCTGCAGCGCTGTCGACGGTCTCGGTTTCCAGCAGCAGCTCGTTTTCGGAGTCGTCCGCGAGGAATTCGCCCGTCGTGGTCGGCGTATTAAACTGGATGTTTTCTCCCTTCGTCTGGTACGCCATCGACGGCGGACCAAACAGCGCTTTCGGCACCCAGACGCAGGTGTATTTCGTCACGCCGTCTACCTTGTCCGGCGCGTAAAATCCGACGCCCACGTAGTTTGCCACGTCCTTGGCGGAGAACTTGATGTTTTCCTTGCTCGTGTCCGTCGTGCAGCCATAGAGCATCGCCTGCGCTGCTTTCTTGATGTACTTGACTGCCAGCGAGATGGTGCCGCCGGTTGCAAGTTTGATGTACTCCGCCAGCTTCGACTCTGCATAGAGCCTGCCCTCGGCAAACTTCAGGTCGAGCTGTGCGCTCATGGCATCTCCGACGTCCGTCGGATTTTCGTATGATACAGTTCCGGACGTGTTTTTGTACTTGCCCGCCCGGATACCGCGTAAATCAAAACTCGGCATTATAATAAGCCCCTTTCTTTCAGCTTTTTTGTGAGGATATCCTCCAACTCTTTGTCCACTTGGCTTTCTGCGGCTTTCGATCCTTTGGTCCAGAAATACGTTCCGCTGATTTTGCCGTACTCCGGTCCGCGCCCGTAATTCAAAACAAAAAGCACGGCGGCTCGGCGCACACCATGCTTGTTTTTGCCTACGGACGTCACCTGAATATACGGCTCGCCGTATTTGTTCCGCTTAATCTTCGTCGCTTTGATGCTTTTTACGTAGTCTTCCGTTGCAAAGCCGCTTTGCGCTACGCGCTTTTTGATTTCCGCAACCAGAATTTCGCCTGCCGCGTCCATCATTTCTTTGATCGTTGCCTCATCGAGAACGTCCACGTCCTGCAGCGTCGCCATCATCTTGTCCAGCCCGGAGGTTTCGAACTTAGCCATACACAGCGCCCTCCGTCTCCGCAATGAGCGCAATCTGCGTGCGCCCAGTGTCCTTGTCGTAGCTCTCCATGTCGACGGTCACAATATAGCCCGCGCTTTCCATCGCCTCTTTCGTCCGCCGCAGGAGATCTGCTGCAAAGCCCTCGGCAAAGATGGATACGGCATACGCTGCGCCGGTTTCCGCCTCTCGCCCCTCGGCGTATATTTGCCCGGATTGCCCGAGCAGCTGATACGTGATGTACGTTTCCTCCGCGCCCTTGTATGGCGGATGGCACACCGGAACGCCGATGTCGACAAGCGCTTCATAGATCATCATGCGCCGTCCCTCCGTTTGCAGGTCAGCTCAATCTCCTCCGTCTCGGCTCCATAGCTGCGGACCACGTCAAAGACGTCCGAGCCGCATGTGAGCTGCTGCTCACCCCGGTATTCCGCACTGTGCATCCGGAAGATTGCGTCCGTCTGCTTTCCCGCCTGCGCCGCTTGGTAGTATTCCGCGCGGTTGACGGATTTCCGCGCCGCCCAGACAGTAGTTTCCCGCTCCAGTTTTTCTGTTGTCTTCCCGCTCACGATAGGGTAGGACAGCAGGCGCAGCGTGATCTGTGTATCAAAGATCATTGCCCGCGCCTCCTGTCTGCCGGTAATCGTCCGACAATCCCATCGCGTCTCGCAGCTCCTCAAAGCAAGCTTTCCATTCGCTGCCGCGCCCGCAGAAATCGTGCTGCCAGCGGACATAGGCGCGAACCGCGTCTTTTACTAGCGGGTCCTCGTCTGCGCCCGCTGCGCCCGCGATATGCAGGCGCAGCAGGCAGGCGTCGACCTCATCGGAAATTTCTCCGTCAAGCGCGGTCGTACTCAGCCGCAGGGCGGTTTTCGCAACGTCCAGTAATGTCATTGTCTATCCCCCCTGTTGGCTCTTGTGTTTAGCCCGCCTTTTTCTTGGTCAGCGTGACGAGGCTGTTTTTGTCGACCACCTTGCCGTCGACGAGCGCCAGCGCAACGGTCACTTCGTCGTCGGTTGCATTATCGGTGTACTTGCGGAACGTCATGCCGAGATTCTCATTCCAGAGGTAATCCTTGAAATTGAAAATAAAGGCGAAGATTGCATCCGCAGTCACGCTCGCTGCGAAGGACGGCAGATAGTCGCCGACAAGGACGACCTCACGCCCGAAGATCGAGTAGACCGGCTTTCCGCTCATGCCGTAATTGACGCGAGCAATCGGCTGCTTGTTGTTGTCCACCATGCCGACGACCTGCTCAAAGAAGGTCTTCTTCGTCATGCACCACACGGCATCGGTGTCGTATGCCTGCGGGAGCGCCGCCTCTGCCTTGACAAGATCCGAGTAGGCGAGGGCGGTGGTAGCTGCCGCAATGTCGATGTTCTGACCAGTCACGACGGTCTCCTTGATGATGCCTTTCGGCTGACCGGAACCGGAGCCGCTGATGATTGCCTGCTCCTCCGCTTTTACCATCGCCTCTGCGACGTTTGCCACAAACTGCGATTCAAACATCGGATATGTCACGATGGACACTTCCAGCGACATGGAGATCGCGCAGCGCAGTTTGTGATAGGCAAACGTGATGGAGCCGAGCGCCTTTTTCTGCTTGTCAGATCCTGCTCCCTCATTGACCCACGATGCGGTCGGCTTCGCCGAGCTGGTCGGCACCGTCACGCCGCCCTTGTAGGACGTGTGCGTCACGCGCGGCAGGATCATGCCGGTCGCTTCGATCTTTTCGTAGATCTTCTGCAGCGTCGTGGTCGGGATGGCCGCGCCGACGTCAGAGGTCTTCGTGTTGGCGTCCGCATTGGTCAGCTCGGCGGGGATCTTCTTGCCCGCGAGGACGTAGTTCATAAAGGCGCGTTTGTACTCGTCAGTGTCGTACTGGTCAAGCACGTCCTGCGGCTTCGCTGTGCCGGTCAGGTTGACGGTCTGCTGTGCTGCCGCCGGGTCCTGCGCTCTTGCGCCCGCGAGCGCGTTGAGGTTTGCCTGAATCTTTGCCTCTTCCTCAAACTTGGCGTCTAGTTCTTCGACTTCCTTCATTTTTGCCTGCGCCTCGGCAGTCTTGCTTTCGTCCAGCAGCTTCTGCGCCTCGTCCATCAGCTGCTTGCGCTTGGTGTTGTAAAGTTCTTTCGTCATTTTAGTTCTCCTTTAAGTTTTAAAAATTTCAGTTTTGCTTCTACCTGCGCCCGCTCGGGCATAAAAAAACCAGGCTCTTTTGCCTGGCTTTTCATGAAATTCTCTGCGCGCCGCAGCGCGTCCTCGCTGAGCATGCCGGAGTAAAAGTCTGCCGCCAGCGGCTTCTGCTCACCGCCCAGCTCCATTACCCGGTCAATGAGTCCCAGCTTTACCGCCCGGTCTGCCGTGATCCACGTTTCTGCATCCATCATGGCGGCAATTTCCTGCTCGGGCCTCCCGGTCTTTGCCATGTACGCCAACGTGATCGCGTGGTTGGCGTCCCGCAGGACCCCTGCGGTATGCTCCATCTGGCGGTAGTCACCGTCGGCGCTCGTCTGTACGTTGTGGATCATCATCATTCCGGTCGGCGTCATTTCCGACTCGCCCGCCATCGCAATGATCGACGCAGCGGACGCCGCCAACCCGACAATGCGGATGTGTACGCCGCCGGCGTAATTGCGCAGCGCTGTGTATATCTCGCTTGCCGCGAAAATTTCGCCGCCGCCGGAATTGATCTCGACTTCTGCCCGCTCGCCGTTTCCGGATGCAAGCGCGTCGGCTACGGATTTAGGGCTCGTCGCCTCCATGCCGTACCACTGATAAAAGCGGTGCTGGTTACTGGACACGATGGGCCCGCGAATGCTGATTTTCATGTGGTTTCATCTCCCTTCTGGTTGGTATTCTGATTGACCGGCTGCGTATCGAGCCGCCGAATTGGCTTGTCGCCGCCGTCGACCGGCGCGAGGTTAAAGGCGCGGCGCCATTCGTTCGGCGTCAGCGCGCCGCGGTCGACCATCTGCAGGAGGTTGAGCTTGGTCGAGGTCGAGGCGAAGTCCCACGCGGACGCCTCAAAGACGATGCGGTTGCCGCAGCCGCGCTCGCGCCTTGAAAATAGTTTGCGGGTGTACTCACCACTCAGCTGTTTCAGGACCGGCTCAATCTCGGCATCAAAATAGGCATTCTGCTCGTTTTCGTTGGCAATCGACGTGACAATCTGCTGGTTGGTGTTAAACAGGGCATAAATGCGCTGCGTGGTCTTGTCCATCTGCTGCGCGTTTGGCACATAATCCTTCGGGTCAATCTGCTTTGCCTCTGCCTTTGCGTCGACCGCCGCGACGCCCGTGCCGTTGGACACGTTCAAAAAGCTATCTGCAAAGTCCTGCGCCCGCTGCTTGATATCCTCCGAGCGCATCGACGACGCAAACATCAGCAGCCACCGCACGACGGCGCTGTTCCGGATTGCCTTGACGATGCCCTGATCCGTCGTTGTGACAATTTCCATCAGCGGCACAATGGCCGGAGCGATCGGGTCGCCAAAGATGTCGTTTTCGTAAAAGTCCCCGCGCAGATGGATGACGTCCTCATAAGCAAAGGTCAGTACATTCCCGTTTTGCATGTAAAATTTCAGATACAGGTTTCCGCTAGCGTCGTAGACGGCGTCTGCCTGCATCGCCGCGACCGGGAAGATGGCGTTCGGAAATCCGTTTTCGTCGCGCATGATAACGGCAAAAGCGTTGTTGTTGAGAATCAGCTGCGCAGCAAGCTTTTCCTGCAACAGCTGCCCCGTCATGTATTGGTTCGGCTCCTCCAGCAAAAACCGAATATACGGTTCCGGATTGACGGCAATCTTCCGCGCGTCTGCGGTGATCGTCTCCCGGATGTGCTTTGCCGTCAGCTTTCCGATTGCCTTGATCTTTGGGCGGATGCAAGCGCGGACAATGTCCGACTGATACATTTTGCCGTTGTAGCTGTAAAAGCCGTTTCCGCGCTCTTGTACCATTTGCACGGTCGAGACACGCTTTGTCGTTTTGATGTTTTCGAGGAGGTTTTTAAAAAATCCCATGTTGTCACTCCTAGAGCATACTTGTGTATTCCGCCTGCTTTTGATCGTAGATCGCGTAGGCGTCGAGCAGCGCCGCCGTGCCGTCTATGCGGCGTGTTGACTTGCTCGTTTTGTGCGGCTGGATATTGCCGTTTTTGTCCTCGTCGTAAGCGGTGTTTGCAAGGCACCACTTGTCAACTGGATTGTTGTTGTACACAATCCGCTTGGACTCCAGATCATTTCCGCAGCGCTTCATTGGCTCGGACAGGGTCTTCACGCCCTGGTGCACCGGTATCATCGCTTCGGCTCCAAAGTAGTCTGCCATGCTGTCTGTCCAGTAGGACGCAGACCATGCATCATAGCCGACGAATGGTATAAAAATATCGAGGTCTTCCTGCACCTCGACAAACCATGTTTTTACGTCCTCATAGCGGATCTTGTTTCCCTCTGATAGCCGGACCAATCCGCGCTCATGCCACTTGTCATACGGTATCTTGTCCTCGTTCACGCGCTTTTCCAAAAGCTCCTGCGGCAGCCAGTACATGGAGAGGACAAACAGGATGTCCGGTAACTCCGGCACCTGAAACAGAACCTTCCCCGCCGTCAGGTCCGTCGTCTTGGATAGGTCCGCGCCGCCGATGCCATAACGCGGGTAGGATAGGATTCGCTCCTGCGTCTGCCCGTCGGTCATGTGGTGTGTCCAGATCATACGGCGGTTTTCTTTGTCCAACTGGAAGGTGTCTCGGTTGTCCAGCTGTTCAAAGTTGAGCCACGCTTCGCTCGATGTCTCGCGGATGTTGAAATCTTTGCAGACGAGATTCCGGACGAGCGCCGGATTTTTCTTTGCCCGCTCGACGCGCTCCTTGAGCGCCGTGTAGCTCTTGATCGTGCCGAGACCCGGGTTTGCTTTCTTCCAGCAGGATTCATCGGTCCACTCGCTGCGCTTGTCAAGCTCATAGATAAATGCAATCCGGCGCGGGTCGTGGTACCCGTCCGGATCTTCATAGCCGTTGATAATGCGCTCTGCTTCTTCGTACTTTTCGTCGTAGATGTCCTCGCGGATAACACCCGCAGTGGACGTGATAAAACGCAGCGGCTGCGCGCGCGCCTGATCGCCATCGGCAATAATGTCGTACAGTGGGCGCCCGTTTTTCCACTGGTGGATCTCGTCCATCATCGCGCCGTGGATGTTCAAGCCGTCAAGCGTGTCGCTGTCAGACGATAGCGGCTTAAATACGCCGTCGTTATAATCGCTGTCTATCTCGCCGACCAGGCAGCGCGTCCGTTTGCGCAGCGCCGGCGACTTCTGTACCATGCGCTTTGCTTCTTGCCAGATGATCTTTGCCTGATCGCGTTTTGTGGCTACCGCGTAGACCTCCGGTCCTGCCTCACCGTCCGCCATTTGCAGATATAGCCCTACGCCGGACGCAAGCAGCGACTTGCCGTTTTTCTTGCCGACAATCAGGACCGCCTCGTGATATTGCCGGTTTCCCTCAATGTCGACAAAGCCAAAGATCGTCGCCAGCAGAGCCTTTTCCCAAAGCTCTAATTTGACGAGCTGCCCGCCCGCTTTGCCTTTGGAGTGGTGGCAGTAGTTCTCAAAAAACTCAAGCACATGGTTGGCACGTTTCGGCGAGTAGTAAAACTCAGATTCTGTAGCTTCGAGCTGTTCTACAACGTGCCGGTATGTTTTCTGCACTTTCAGGCTGACGGTTTCCCGCCCATCCTGTATAGCCTGCCAATACTCGAGTATCGGATTGTAAATTTCCGGATATCGTGTGAGCTTCACGCTTCATCACGCTCCCGGACGAAACTTCCAAATCCGTCGTCTTCCTGCCGCGGCGCGGTGTCCGGCTTCGGCAGGAGCGTCGTGAGCTGCTTGATGATTTTCTGGTAGTTCGCGTTGGTGGAGTTGTACGCCTGACCAATGGGGCGCGCCCGGTCATACGGTTCCAGCCGTTCCGATTGCCGGAACGGTTCCGTCCAGCCGTTTTCCCGCAGGTCCTCTGCCATGTCCTCACACTCGACGCGCATAAACGCCGCCTGGTCGATCAGCCCCGCGACAGTTCCCGCCGCTTCTTTCGGCAGCGTTTTGTAAATCCGCTTGAGTCGCGCTTTCTCTGCGCGGATACGCTGTTCTTTCGTCTTTTCCTGCTTATTCGCCACAAAAAGCGCCTCCTTTTCGTGTGATTTTTGCGCGCTCTCCGCGCGTGCGCGTGTATTACATATCGCCGCGCTTTTGGAGGGGGGTCTCGCGAACGACCTGCGTATTTTTCCGAGGCTGGGGCTGCGGTGATTCCGCTGCCGGCTCAGTCTCGCGCGACGGGGGGGATCGGGTCACCGTTGGCGTCGAAAAATATTTTTTGCGTCAGCGATTTTGCAACGCCGTGACCGTCAAACTTATCGTGGCAATCCTTGCAGACATACTCAAGGTTTGCGTAGGACAGGCTGACCTCTGGGTCCGTGATGTTGTCCTGTGTGAGCGCCTGTTTGTGGTGGACGATGTATCCCGGCTTGTCTTTGCACTCCTCACAAAGCCCGCCATCAATCGTCCTGCGGAACTTGATATATCCGGCGCGGCATTTCTTCCAGCGCGTGGATGCATAAAAGCCTGCTGCCCATGGCTGCATGTGTTTCCCTCCGATTCTCCACGCTACTACTCTAGCACATTTTTTTGGCTGAGTTAGCTACATTTCGCATAGCCGATGTTCCGTGCTACTTCGTAGACGAACCTGTTGTGCATGCGTTTTGCCGTCGATGTGCTGATGTATAATTTCCGCCCGACCTCGTCGAAGCGTAGATGTTCGCCCCATGAATGCGCGCCGACAACAGCGAGCACCATGTCTCCGTCCCTCCACGTCCGCGCTGTCGTGATAGCTCGGCTCACTGCCTCATAGTCCCGGTACTCCTGAGAGGACAGTACGCGCACGGCGATGTCCTCAACGGCGCGGCCGGAAGAGCGCCCGCCTGGCTGCGAAGAATAGCCCGGCGTTGTCTTTTGGCGGCTCATGTCCCGAACCTGTTGGTCCAGTTTCGGGAATGCGCCGATGGTGCGGCAGACATTCCCGTACCACCAGAAACGAGGTTTTGACACTTGCTCAACTCCTTCCGTGTTTCGTTCTAAAACCCTACACATTTACAAGGGCTAAATTAAGCGGCTCCCGGTCGCTTGCGTACTTCTTTTTTTGGGTCCCATACATATTTAAAATATAGGAACCCATATTGTGTGGCTCTCGCCTCGACGAGAATGTACCCGCGCGGCGCAACCGGCGGGCGCTGCGGGCTGTACTCCCGCACTGCCTCGGTCGCCGGTTCCGGCTCTGGACGAACGCAGTTCCGGCTTGCTTTCCAGCGATGCCCTCCGAACTCCTTGCGCCAGTGTCCGTGCAGGTAATTCGCCAGCGCCGTGTAGTCCTGCCCATGGTCAACCTTGTCGCCGTTCTGGTTTACATAATAGTTGTGCTTTCTCAGCGGTTTGCAGTCAATCACGCTGCCGAGTCCCCATAGCCTTCCGATCTCATCGACCGGAATGCCGTCTGTGATCATGTGCAGGTGAAAACGGTTTGTCGACTTGCCCCGCCCGTATACAATCACAAGCTTTGCCTCTGGATAGCGGTAGAGCAGTCGCCGGTAATAATTATCCCGGATTCTGCGCATCTCCTGCGCGGTATGTACCTCATTGTCTGCATCTAGCGTGAGGGTAGAGTAAAAGCTTGTCGGTCCGAAGTTTGCATTGACGAGCGCGGCAAACTTCGCCGCGGAGATCTTTTGATTAAATTCTTCTCGTTCCGACTCCGTCTGAAAGCGCGGCTTTTTCGGCTTGCTGGTCCTCAAGCCCGCGCCGCTCGATACCGTATATACGATCTGCTCGCAGACGCAGCCGGAAAACTTCCGCCGCTTGTGCCTCGTTGCCATGCTGTCCGCCTTTCCTCGTTTTATTCACCTAGTTTTGCAACAATATGCCTTTCCCGTTCTGACAGTTCCCAAATGTGCGCTGCGGCTTTCTCGGCTGCGGCTTTCTCGGCTGCGGCTTTCTCGGCTGCGGCTTTCTCAGAAAGCAATAGCCCGCCTCCGAAGATAGTTTTTCCGTGTTCCGACTGCGCGTCCATTTTTGCTATAAACGTGCAGTCTTCTTTTTGCACCGCAAAATCAACCCCATAATGTGCGTACTTTTGCATCATCGCTGCCGTCAGAACATAATCCGGATATGTATACTTTGGTAATTCCTTCCTCTTCCCCCCCTTGACCGTCTGCATTGCCCGCTCGATTGCTTTTCTGAGTGTCGGCGCGGTCTGCGCGATCTTACCACCGAAACTCGTCACAAACGCCGTTCTAACAACTGCCCCATTCTCATATGTAATGTCGGCGTCGCAAATAATGTGGTTCATCCGCATCACTACGCTGCGACCGAAAAAGCATGTGAGTGACGGCGCAAAAAGAAAAAATGCGATTCCTCTGTCGATGTAAAATTCACAAATTCTGCTCAAAATTGAGAACGGCGGGTTGTCCAGCACGACGCAGCCGTCCTGGTAGTCAAAGCGTTCATAATCTCCGCCCGGATAGAACGGTCGCACGATTCTGGTCTGGTCGATCCCGTACTCGCCGCATACCCAATCCCGGATCGCATCATAAATGAGCGGCGGCGTATAGCAATCGTCCGTCGTCTTCTTTGGTTTGAATTTCTCCGTGAAAGCGTCATACTCCGGGTTGTCATCAAATAAGCATCCCTGCTGCCATTGCATGGTTCAGCCCTCCCTTGTTTCCTTCTGTCCGCTCAAAGCGCGGGCGGAAGTTCCGCCCATGCGTTCAGCGATCAGCGTCCAAATACTTAATGTTCTCCTGCATTGGCTCTTTCCCGAAAGCCTCCCGTAATTCGTTCGGCGTAAAAACACCTTCAACCTCTCTCATGATCTTATCCGTGCGGCGGTTCAGGCTGCGCAGCTTGAAAAACATCAGAGCTCCCAATGCCAGCCATTCCAGCACCGCCGCAAGCTCCAGAATATCAATGATCATTTTGCTTCAACTCCTTCCATCTGGGCGCCGCAATAACCGCACTTCTGCGGCAGAACGTACTCCACGCCGCTTTTTGTCCGCAGCTTCATCGGCGGCTTTTCCGGTCGACCGCAAACTGGGCAGCGAAATACCCGGAAGATATCATCCCAGCGCCAAACCTTCCTGTTTTCTTCGCTGCTTTCCTTTCTGCACAGCTCCTCTTTGCGCGCGCGGCTGAAAAAATACCCAAATCTTCCTCCGACGGTATCTTCCGTCGTCCATCTGATCCCCGTTATCCGCATCCCGCATTTCGGGCATTTTGTTGGATTAACTTTCATTTCGCTTTTTTTCAGGTCGAGCCGGTCCTCACCGCCAAACGGAAAATGCTGGATGTATCCTGCCTCGCTTATACTAAACTCATCGAATATGTAGTCGCAGTTCGGGCAAACCGGGCAGGAATCCAGATAACCCTCGACCTTGCTGCTACATTCTTCGTGGCGTTCCTCCGCCTTTGCGTTGACCGCCGGTTCTGGTGTTCGGAGTTTGTTGTAATACTCCAGCAGCGTGTCTGACGCGTTTTTCATCAGGACCGTGCTACAGTCTGGTAAGTCCGCCTGACTCCATCCGTCAATGATCGCGTGAAGTGCGCACTTTTCGCAGTTGATCTTTGCACATGCCTCCATTGATTGCATGATCTCTGTGAATGTCATGCGCTCCTTGCCAAACAGAAGTTCCTCGGCTCGCTTGTTTTTCTCACTCATTTTCGTTCCCTCCTTTTATAGTTAAACTGCTTGACATCCGGATTTCGGTCGTGAAATGGCGTGAAACGGTCCCCGCAGACCGGCTCCAGGATCCGGTCCAGCTGCTCCTGCGCGTAGTCAGACTCCGGCTCGCACATCCACGCAATTCCCAGTTCGTTGTTTATCGCCTCCACGCGCTCATACATTCGAATCATGCGTTCAGCGCCGAAGCCCTCCTGCGCAAGCGCCGCCATCCAGAGATCGCAGCCCTTCTGTACGCCTGCCTTAAAGCCTATATCCAGACCTGTCTGTAACGTCTCCTTGAGCCTCTGCGCAAAATTCATCCCTTCTCCGCCTCCAGTTCCTTTTGTTCCTGCATAAAGCCGTGCAGATAGAGCAGCAACAGCTTTTCAGCGGTGTTCACGTAGCGGTTCAGTTCTTTCTTGCTGATCTGGAGCTTGCCAGTCGTGATAACGCGCAGATCCGGCGTCCCGATCACCTGTATGCAGGCTGGCGGCTCTCGCTGCGGTCCGCCCTCCGTGACTTCAAACAGCGGCGGTGTCAGCTGGTCCATTGTGATACGCGGCGGGTATTTCTCGCCCCGGAAATCAACCTCCCACTTTTCATCTTCCATCGCTGTTTGAAATTGCCCCAGCTCGCCATAAAACAGCTCCATGATTTTTGCCATATGTATGCCCCTTTCAGATCGTTATAACTTCCCGCCGAGACTGGCGGGCTAATTTCCGCCCGACGCACAGATAGCAGTTTGTGCAGCTCCATGCGCCCTTGTAATTGTTCCGTTCCGAGCAGCGCACATTGTAGCAGAGTCCCTTTGTTGCACGCTGCGGGTCCCGTAGGTATCCGTAGACCCCGCTTTCTCGCGTTTCTGCGGCTCCAAACATGTTTCTCATTGTCCCGCTCCTTTTATTTTCGTCTGGGGACCGGAGGTCCGGTCCCCTTGCAGTGACGGGCTTTCACCGCCTGCACCCGGCGCGCCGCGCCATCCGCATGATCGCTGCGCGTCTCCGGGCGAGCCGCCCTTGTCTGCTCAGACGGCTTGGGGGATTGGGAGGTCATGCGATGTCGCCGGTCCTTGCGCGGTCCGGCGTTGGGTAACGTCCCACAAAGCGCACGTTCCACACGCTTTTTCATTCCCGCCTGCGGTTGATCCAGCCCGCAGGCGGTTTGCAAAAAGTCGGGGCAATCCTCCCGCCGCCGTCTCATGGCGGAGCGGCAGCGGCAAAAGTCCAGATAATATAAATATGTGCCCCGGCTGGTTGCCTATTTTATGTGCCGATATCCTTATGCAGCAAGCCCGCCCCGTTTTTGGTAAGCGGCAGCGCCTTGCGCCGCGCCTGCTCTTCCGGATTCCATCCGCACTTTGCGCAAAAGATCGCGCTTTTGTTGGCGCAGTTGTTTCCTTGCTTCGGCAAGCCGCAGGGCGGCTCCGGTCTTGCTTTGGTTTCCTCGTCCATGTCAAACCTCCTGTATGTCAATTCCAAATTTTGAGCGCATAAACTTTTTGTTGCGCAGGTACTCCTTTGTCCGCGTTGCCGTTGACTTGACATCCTCGACAATCAGCTTTCCGCCGGCTCGGTACGAAAAATCCGCCGTGTAGCGCACCGCGCGGACCCGCTCTCCGGTCTCGGTGCAGTAGCTCTCCTGCAATGTAAACTGCGGTTGCAGCCTCAGATCCGAGATAAGCCCAGCCTGCAGCATGGTCAAAAGCTCGTCATAGCGCCGCGCCTCTTTTTTGCTGTCAAAGCGTACCCCGGCGCGCTTCTCCGGCTCGTTTTTGTACTTTGCCTGCCGTTTCTGCTGCTGCTGTGCTTCCGGAAGACGCTGTTTGGCGTAAAGCTCCCGCATTCTCGGTGGCATGTCCGCCATCGACTCAAAGCGCAGCCCGCTCATACGTCTACTTCTCCGCGTTTTCCTGCATAGCTGCAAAAATCGGTGTCCCGGACGATGTTTTGCCACTTCCGGCACCAACGGAACAGCGGTTCTCCGGACGGCGGCATTTTTTGGTATGAGTAACCGCAGTATTTGCATTTCAGCGGCACGATTGCCTCTTTCACGGTCGGTGCCTCGTCGATCAGCGTGCAGATCATGTCGTCGGTGATGCTCGAGCAGCAGCCGCAGTCGCCCACGCATTTTGACTGATGCAGTTTTTTGTATGCGTCCGCGTCAATCAGCCGCATGTTTTGTCTCCTCCTTCCGCCTGCCGTGGCTGCAATAGCTGTCCAGCTCGCAATATGGCAGGTTGTAGTCATCGCAGCTGTAAAGCCCTTTGTCTAGCTCCCTCCCCAGGTATCTGCAATCCTTGCAACGCACCACCGGCACAGCGTCTGTGGACGGAAAGTTATCGACGGTAGTAACTGTCCACGGCTGGACATACGGTTTACACTTATCAGCTGCCATCCAAACCCAGTGGTCGTCTTTCCAAATCAAAAACGCGCTATTCTGCGGGTATACGGCATATACCCAGAAAACGCCGCCGGATAAAAGCTCAATCTGAAACATCGTCATCCCTCCGTTCTCCGTAGCTGCAAAAATCATCCAGACTTGGCTGAACCATGCCGTGTTTCTCCCTGCAGATCACAACCCCATTTGCAACCGTTCGCAACTTGTGCTTGCAGTCCTTGCAGCGCACAACGGGAACGGCATCCACGGTTAGCTCATCTTCAATTTCAAATTCTTCCGATAGCCACTTGAATACATACGGAAGGTAAAACGAACCGAACCCAACGTGATAATTTTTATCTACCGGATCAAAATACAAAATATTGTAATACGGCTTTTCAGCCGATCCAGAAACAAAAATTTTGGCAAAGTTGGTCTTTATCTTATCCTTTTTGTTGTAAGCATCTGCGCTCTGCATATCTCTTTCAAGCATCCTCACAACCTCCATCCATCTTCGCGCCACATAGTCTGCAATAATAGCTGTCGTTAGATTCTGCGTTGCCGCATTCACTACAAGTGAATACACCGTCATCATGGAGAATCCACCGCCCATGCACCACCTCCGCAACGTCGGCGGCTGGGATGCCATTTATCACGTTCTGAATGTTCTTCCGCCCAAACCCCCAATCAACAGTTCCGTCGCCATAGTCTTCATATACGTCAGCGTCAGCATTTTCAAATGCCTCCAGCGCATCCTCGCGCCGGATATAATCAGCCATCATTTACCCTCCTGTTCCATGCCTCAACGGCTTGTTCTTCCGTGTCGTAAATATACACACCACCCAAAATCCCGCCATCGCACTCATAGCTTGCAATCGGGCATTCCGGGTTGTCCTCGTGAGCATGGTGAAGCATAAAGCCAAGTCCACTATATGGATGTTCTCTATATGCCTCATCATGTAGATTCCCTTCGTCATCGCACGGAACAAGACTAACTTCACCGCCACAGAACGGGCACGGTTTCAGTTCAGCCATCCTTCTTGCCCTCCTCTACACGCGACTTAAGCCATTCTTTGATTTGCATCGCGCACGAACAGCAAAGCTCAATATCAGGTGATTCTTCATGGAACGCGCTTCGTACGTTTACATACGTCGCAGAGCTTGTGGGGTTTATCTCCGCCCCGCAGCGGTCACATACTCGTTTCGTTGCCATCCTTCTTGCCCTCCTCATCCTTGAGAATCACCATCGCGGAGTAATAATGTTCGTGGGATCTGCCATCAATCGCGGAGCTGTACTTAATGTCCACCACGCGTTCCGGCGTAAATTTCTCAATAGCACCGTTGACTAACGTCTCAAGTCTGCCAATAAGATCGCTCTCGACCAGAATTACATTCATGTCTTGCCCTCCATTTCCTGCAAAGCCTTCTCGGCTTCTTCGCGGCTCAAAAATACGGTCTCGCCGATGTCCTCTGCGCAGATTTCCATGCCTTAACCAGCGTACTTAATCGTGCCGTCTTCGTAGACGTGCAAACCTTCGAAGCGAGCCTGTGCCAGAATGCCGCCTACCTTTTCCCAGTAAATCGCATCCGGTGCGCACGGCAGAATCAAGACGCGCCCCTCAACATCCGCTTTCATCAGCTCCACCATTCGTGAGATGGAGTAATCATAGCCGGAAAGCGTTTCCTCTATCTCTCGCGCCTCGGCGCACGCCTGCGGGGATAATCCCGCATCTTCGTAAGCCTTGAGCCTTTCCCAAACCAGCCTCTGCGTGCAGGTGCCGTCCTGCCGGCACGCCGAGTCTCGGCACTGCGCAATGTCGCAGAAGTTTCCTTCAAATGTCAGTCGCTCCAATTCTCCATCTCCTTCCCGACGTATTCACAATATGCTTTCTCAAGGCGCGCGCCTGCGCTGTCCTTCGCGTCTGGCAGGAAAACGACCAAGTCCGCTACGTCGATCATCGCCATACAAATGCGCATATAGTCCGCAGCCTCCATCCCCTCCGGCAGCTCCGCCGGATTCAGCACGATGTTCCCACACATCCGCAACCCCACTGCCGCCCTTTGAAATTTCGCCTGACACCCCTGATCGCCCGTGATTTTACCGGCGATGTAAATCTTCATGCTTTTCCATCCTTTCCCGGCAGCGGCACCATATGGCATTTATCTGCCGCAAATTCTGCGACATAGAGCAGCGCAGTGCAGGCAAGCAGGATGTCGGCCATGAGCTCTTGCGCATCTTGCTCTCCAAGCCCATCGAAATTTTTCTTCTGCAGGTACTCTGCGTACATAGCGCCAAGCTTTTGGATATTCTCCGCGGCTTCCTGGTACCGTTCTTTCGGCACCGTATACCCAAATCCTACCTTTTTGATTTTGCTCATGCCTTTTCTCCTCCCTCCGGCGTTTCCGGCGCTTCCGCCAGCGGCATCCAGTGGGTAACGGCGCTGCCGATGCAGTCCCGCATTGCAATGCCATCATATCTGCGCCACGTATCAGCGCTTGTTCGGTATGCTTCTCCAACAAATACGCCATCCGTAGCAAGAACGCGCGTTCCAGGCTTTGGGTGCCTATCATCCACGCTAATCCACCGCGGCACCTTCTCCCGCAGCGCGTCCCTCTCGGCTTCTGCCTCCGCCTGCTCCTTCTGGGCGAGGGCAATCACCATGTCCTTCCACTCGATTTCCTTTCGAAGCGATTCAATCGCGCTCGCTTGCCCATCCGGGAGCACCACATTCTCGGCGGTCAGGCGCTCGATCATGGTGATAGCTTCATCCGCCAGCCGCTCCGTGCAACGCACATACTTCATTTGTGGACAAAGCCCGCAACCCTTGTCCTTATGCGTCGCGCAGATACGCAGCGCCCGTATAATTTCCTTGTCTGTCATGGCGTATTCCTCCAAAATTCGTTGAACTTTTTCCCAGTGATAATTGGGCGGCACCATTCGCGCTGGAATCTCCGCCACTCAGAATCGTACTTTCCATCCTCTCCGCGAAACAGCATGGCATACGGCACGAATCCAGCACGCATGGTCTGCGCCAAGCGCTTTTCAGCGTCCTCAAAACTGTCTCCGTCGTAGCCGCACAGCACATAGCAGCACATGGTATGGCTTACCGGGCGAAATCCTGCTGCCCGCAGCTTCTTGCCCATCTCGATCAGCGGTTCCAGATCATCGCGGGTGTCATATGCCGTGTATAGCCTCGCCGGTTTTACCTCATGTAAAATGTCCGCTTGCCATTGCTGCAATAGTGCCGGTTCTAAGCCTCCCGTAAAAATTGCCCTGTGTTTCTGCCTCTTAAGCATGTCACAAACTGCCCGAAAATGCGTTTCTGACGTTCCAAGAATGTTGTCGTCAAGGATGTTCCAGCCGTCCACGATCGGAAGCTCCCGAATTACGCCATGCGCGCAGCGCGGTACGGAACAAAACCAGCAGTCCTTTGTGCATCCCCGCGAGGTAAAAATCAAACCGTCACGCAGGTAAAGCCCCGGTGTGAAGCCTCCCATGCGATCATCGAATGCCGGACCGCCGACTTCTACCGGTACGCCGAGAATCTGCCATGCGTAATATAAGTCCTCGGCTTTTTCGAGATCCCATGTAAACGTGACGGAGATATGTACTGACGTCACGCCTGCTTTGATGCAGTCCGAGATGTTCTCAATCGTCGGCTCACTGAAGAACGCCAGCGCATCAGTCGGCGAAGCGTTAGTTTTGCGCGGGAATACGCGGGCAATCACCGTCTGCTCTAAATCGCTCACGTCACATTTCCCCTCCTATTTTCCGTTTCCCTCTTGCCGCCCTCCGGCAGTTTTTCGCCCTCATCCTTGTGGCCTCCCCTCAAAGCCCCGGCGTGTAGTGCAGTTTTCTGGCGGCTGCGTTCTGGTGGTACTCGGGGCGGGTAAATTTATAGCCCCAGTGCTTTGCCGCCGTAAACAGCGCGGCAAGCTCGTCCGAAGCGCGGACGAAGACCGTCTGTCCGCTGTATGTCACGGCGTAGTGGTTTTTCCCGGTGTATCCTGCCTGCGCAATTACGGCAGGATGGCGGTTTGCCCGCTCGCCGTTGTAGTCGATATTATTTCGCGCCATAGTGTTTGCGCCTCCTCACCTGATTGTCCGCACGGTTTATCTGCTTCTGTGCCGCAATGTCCAACTCTAAATTTTTCCGTGCCTGTCCGTTTTCCACGTAGAGATAGTTCCTGATGCTCTCATAGAGCGTCCAGTTGCAGCACATGGTGCTGCATCCCGCCATCCTGGCTGGACAGAATCTGCCGCATGGCGGCTTGATCCGGCGCAATCGCGGCGTTAGACTAGGCATCATTCTGCCTCTTCCTTCACGTGCTGGAGCCATCTGCCCAGCTTGTTTAGCTGCGTCTCCCGTTGCGCCAGATCATTCACCGTTTCCCGGTCCACGCGCGGCATTTTGAGCAGGATCTCTCGATCATTGACGCAATCGTCTGCGTAGGCAAACAGCGCGTCAATTACGTCGTCCAGCTGCTCTGGACGAAACCTGACTGTGATCCGCTCGTCCATATCACATTGCCCCGTAGACGGACAAGCCGATTGCGATTGCGCCTGTCACGGCAGCGACGTCCATCATATGCCCGTATCCGGCAATCACCGCGAGGACATACGCCGCACCGCCCAGCCAGATGCAGCAGGTCTTCACGATCAGCCGCAGCGCCCGCCGGTACTGCATTTCCTCCCGCAGCCGCGCCCGGCGCTCCCGCGTGGTTTCTTCCGGTTCTACTCGCGCAAGGTTCGTTCTCATGGTGTTTTCCTCCTCAAATCGTCTTTGACCAGATCACGGAATCATCTTCTGCAACTATTTTCTGCATGAGAAATTTAAAGTTTCTGGCATCTTCTTCGCTCTTTTTTGCAAAAGCTCTGTAAAACGCATTGACTGCAAATGCTGCTGCGGCGATCAAATCCCCGCCTCTGCCCTCGATCCTTGATATTGACGTTTCACCGTCAATTCCGATTTCGACGTGTAGTTTCTTCGCCATGATCAAATTCCCTCCTCAATTATGATTTCCTCGTCAGCCAGCGCGCCAGCTCGGTCAACGGCACCGCGTACTTGCCGCCGATCTTTCGCGCCGGAAATTCGCGCTCGGCGAGCAGCGTCCGCCGGTCAATGCCTAGCGCGGTCTGGCACTCGTTGACCGTGATCGCCGCCCGCCCCGGGAACATGTCCGTCAGCAGCTCCAGCTGCGGACGGTAGCCCTCCGCCTCACGCATTGTTCCTCACGCCTCCTTACAAATCGTGTTCCAGCGCGATTCCTACAAAGTCCCGCGCAATTTCCGTTACCGGCTTCTCTCCGTACTGCGTATCCAGATATTCCTGCCAGATCGTCTCTAACTCGTCGGCGGTGTAGCCGGTTTTCTCAGCGATTGCCGCCAGCCCTGCTTTGCGGTCCTGCATCAGCAGTTCTTCCAGCTGCTGCATCACGCTTTTCTTCGGCATAGCCGCCTCGTATGGCTTCGTCCCGATTGTAAATTTCGTCTCGCGGTTCCGGCGAACTACACATTTGGTGATTCTCCAATCCAACCAATTGGGCAGGCTGTTCACTTCCGCAATTGTCAGCCCCTCCTGCTCGCATTGTTCCAGAATGCGCTCGATAAAGGATTCCAGTTTTTTCGTTACTGCCATGTTTTCCCCCTCCGTATTTCTTGCCCTTTCCTCCCGGATGCTGTAAAATGCAGGAGGAAAGGAGGTGTAATAAATGGATCAATCTTTTACCATTGATGAGCTTAAGCTTTTATACTCCATTACGCATCAGTGCATTTTGCTTAACAACCATCAGCTCGACAACGATACCACCATCACATCAGATACCCGAAACAGCATCATTGACGAGAATAAAGTTGCTATAAAGTGCTGGCGCAAGCTCAGAGCCGCTATTTCCGATGTTTCCCCGGATACCCTCAAGCTTCTTGACGGGGCTTTGCCGTCTTTCCGCTAAAATGCAAGGTCACGCGCTTCGCGCCGTTCTGTTCCAGCAGAGCGGCGCGTTTCAGCGCCTGCCTGTATTTCTCGCGTGTGTCCGCCCACTGTTTCCAGTTTGCCATTCGTTCCAGAATGCGGGCGGTGAAGGTTTCCAGTTTCTCTGTTGCCATCTTCACGCCTCCTTCTGCTCGTCCTGCTTGACTTCCTTCGCCAGCGCCATGCCGTATGCAATATCGCTCAGACGCTGCATCTGCGCCGGCGTCAACTTCTCGGTGTTCTTGTTCAGGCTTTCCATGACCTGCTTTTCTTTTTCTGACATCGTCTTTCACCCCTTGTTTCTTGTAAGTCCGTTATCGCTTTCTTAAGCTGGTTACATCATACACTAAGTTAGTTAAGTTGTCAAGCACTATTTTTTAATTGGCTTAATATTTTTCTTGACTTATGCCACTATATGTGTTAATCTAGTTACATAAAGGAGGATTCAAATGCAAACTTTTCAAGATCGGCTCTGCGCCCTTATCGACGCGCTCGGCATTACAAAAACAAAATTTGCCGAGAATCTGCACGTTTCGTCCGCGTTTGTCTCTATGCTCTGTTCCGGCAAATCGCTGCCTAGTGATCGCACGATAGCTGATATTTGCCGCAGATATAACGTGAGTGAGACATGGCTTCGCACTGGCGAGGGCAATATGAGACAGAAGCTTACCCGCAATCAGGAGATCGCTGAGTTTATGGGCGACGTCATGAACGATCCGGACGACTCGCCGCGCAAGCGGTTCGTCTCGATCCTTGGTAGTCTCAGTGTCGACGAGTGGCAGCTGCTGGACGAAATCGCAAAAAAAATGGCTGGAGACGGATAACCGTCCCCAGCCGTTTTTTATTTTATCAGTTTTCGGACAAACCGCCAAATCAGGTCCAGTTCTTCCTCCGTTGCCTTTTTCAGCAGGCGCTTGATCTCTCCAATGACGTATTCTTTCGTGTTTTCCACTTCTTCCTCCATTTCTCCACAAAAATTTCCTTCATTTTTCGTTCACATTTGCCATTGCGGCTTTTGGGTTCGTGGGTTACGATATAAATAACCCCCTATGGGCATTATAATCCGCACAAAATTGCGTACTTTGAGAGGTTCCATCCATGTCTCAGATCAAAAATCCGGACGAATACCGTCAGTTTACGAAGCCTGCCGAGCTGCACAAGGCGATCAATATGCTTCGCGGCATTGTAGCTGGTATTTCTTCCAGCGGCGATGTCAGCACCGCCGAGGTAAGCGAGCTTGCCAATTGGTGCCTTATTCATGCGAATCTGCGCGATCGTCACCCGTTTTCGGAGCTTATCCCTATAATTGAGGAGGCGATCAAGGATGATCGTATCGACGACGACGAGCGTCAAAACATCCTTTGGCTTTGTGGTAATTTTGCCGACAACTCCAGCTACTATAATATCGTCACTTCGTCCGTGCAATTTTTGCATGGCATGATTCACGGTATCATGGCGGATTCTGACATCAGCGATAAAGAGATCCGCACCCTGTCCGATTGGCTCACCTCGAACGACTACCTGCAAGGCACATATCCATTTGACGAGCTAAACTCGCTCCTGCACACAATCCTTGAGGATGGAGTCATAACCGCTGACGAGCGCAACTCCCTTCTCGCGTTTTGCAGCAATGTGGTCGACTTTAAAGACTCCATAAACCTGCACGAGCCGGATTTTGAGGCTTTGCGAAAAAAATACTCCATTGATGGCATTTGCGCCTATTGCCCGGACCTTACATTTGACGGGAAAGTCTTTTGCTTTACCGGCGAGTCATACAGAGCCACGCGCAAGGAAATTGTCGAGGAAATTGAGCGGCTCGGCGGTACATTTATCTCCAACGTCTCACGCAAAACCGACTATTTGATTGTCGGCAATGCTGGCAATCCGTGCTGGGCTTACTCCTGCTATGGGCGCAAGATTGAGGCGGCAATGTCCGTCCGGCGCGCCGGCGGAAAAGTCCAGATCATAAACGAGACGGATTTTTGGGATGCTGTATGGGACTCTCCGCTCGGCGAGAATGGTGATTGACTTAGTTGATGCCCGCGCCGCTTGCCGAAAAACGACGCGGGCTTTGGTTTGTGCAGGCGGTGGGAGCCGTCCCTACGCCTCAACCGTACCCCCGCGCGCCGTGAAATGCAATGTAAGCCTTTGCAATGGCGTGAAATTTTCCAAACTTCTATGCAATTTTTCAGAATATTTTTGAAAGCTGTGTTTTATTTTGGATTTAAGCGTGCTGATTGATCGATGTATCGCCATTATGCAGGACAAAAACATGACAAACAAGGACCTTGCGCAGCTTGCACAGATTTCTGAGTCGACCGTCTCGCGCGTCCTTGCCTCAAAAGGCTCAAACGCTTCGGCGGCGACAATTACCGCCATCTGCGACGCGCTCGGCGTCGGCGCGGAGGCTGCGCAGTACGCGGGAGGCGTGTGTGAGCGCACGAAAGACGAGCTTTACGAAGCACGCATTGACGACCTGCAACGCGCCATTGCGCGGAAGGAGCGCTGGAACAAACGTTTATTCGTTGTCTGCGTCTGCCTTACCGCGTTTATACTCCTTCTTTTTGCGGTCGACATCTTGAACCCAAATATCGGTTGGTTCCGAACATAACAAAAAAGCCGCCCCGGTTGGAGAAACCGGAGCGGCATCTTTGGAGGTTTTTTATGGCAATTCCGAAATATTACGTTCGCCCGGACGGGCTGCACGAGACGATTATCAAGATTAACGGCAAGCGCAAGGCTTTCCGCGGCAAAACGGATCGCGAGGTCTGGGAAAAGGTCAAGAGCTACCGCGCGGATCTCGCATCTGGGAAGACAGAGACATTTGAAAATGTCGCCCATGCGTGGTGGAACGAGATCGAACCGACGCTTGCCCCAAACAGTCTGCGCAACTACAGCCCCGCTTACGAGCGCGCGATCGAGGAATTTAAAGGCGAGGATGTCGCATCAATCACGGCAAAGGAAATTGAGAAGTACGTCAACCGCTTTGCCAAAACCCACGCCAAAAAGACCGTCATTACGCAGCGGCAGATCATCCGCCAGATCTTAAACAAAGCCCAGCGCGAGGGTTATATCGCCTATAACCCGGCGGACGCCGTGCTGCTGCCGAAGAACCTCCCGCAGAAAAAGCGTCACGCGCCGTCTTCCGATCAGATCGCAAAGATTAAAGCCGGCGTTTCCGACGACTTCGGGCTTTTCGCTTTTTTGATCTATTATACCGGCTGCCGGCGCGGCGAGGCGCAAGGGCTTATGTATGAGGATATCGACCGCAAAAACAAGCGCATCCGCATCCAGCGCAGTGTTTACAACACCGGTCCCGCTCCGCAGATCAAGCTCCCAAAGACTGAGGCTGGTATCCGCTCCGTCCCTCTGCTTACCGCGCTGGCAGACGCGCTGCCCAACAAAAAGCACGGCTATATTTTCTCCCCGGATGGCGGCGCGTCGCCCTTGCCCGGTTGGAAGCTGGAGGACCTCTACGTCGGTTATAAAACGCGGACCGGCGTCACCGTCTCGCCGCATGAGATCCGGCACGGCTACGCCTCCGCGCTCTATGAGTCCGGCGTTGATTATAAAACGATGCAGCAGCTGCTCGGTCACGCGCAGCTTGCAACCACGATGGACATTTACACAGAGATTTTCGACAATCGCCTCGATGACGTTGCCGCACAGATGGACGCCAAATTCTAGCCGAAATCACTGTGTTCTTTCTGTGTTCACATGCATGTATTTTCGTGCTATTTTATGCTAGTCTTTGCTATCCTTCTGGCATTTTTAAAAAATTGTTGTCACGCCATTTTTGTTCGCTATTTTCCCGCTTTTTTGACCATGAAAATAAAAAAGAAGCGCTGGAATCAAAATTCCAGCGCTTTGCCTTATGGTGGACCTGAAGAGACTCGAACCCTTTTTATCCACAGTAATATCAATTAAATATTAAATTACTGTGTTTATTTTGTGTCTATAGCGTCAAGCCGCGGCTCCACGACGCCGTGATAATACCCGGCGATCTTTGCCACTGGTCCGCCGCCGTCTTTGTCAAACAAAAACGCTTTGGCGAGGTCTGCGTAGTATTCCGGGCGGTCAAGCCCGTACTTCCCGGCGACTTCCCAGCCGTCGGAATATTCCATGTTGAGCGCCGCGAACCATACCCACGGGTCCGTATGCACGCCGATGCTGTTTGCAACGGCGGTTGCCTGTTCCAGCGTCCAGTGCGGACCTGTCGAGCCGTCGTCATTCTCCATATGTTCTGTCCAGCGTTTGGCGTCCGCCTCTGTAAACGTCTGGTTTTTGTCCGTCATGGTAAGCTTATCGGCTTTGCACAGTGCGTCCATGAGCATGCAGCAGTTTCCGACGCTGCGAGCGCTTACCGGCTCCGCCATGCACGTCTCAAGCGCCTCGCAGAGTTTTGCCTTGTAGGCATAGATTTTATCTGTCATAGGCTACGCGAGTTTGAGCAGACCGGTGCAGAGTTCGACCACGCTGCCTGCCGCCGTCGTGTCCGTCGTTGCAACCAGCGTAAACGTATGATTTACGCAGCAGCAGCACCCGGACAGTGCCAGATCTGTCTCCGTGTGGATCTCGGTGTTTCCGGTTGCCGGAAGCGTTACCTTGCGCAGCGTGCAGGGCAGCGCGACGCCGTCCATGTACCACTGCAAGGTGATTTCCCCCGCCGCAGACGACGCAATGACCGCGTCCGCTGCCAGGTGGTACAGACCGATCTTTACGGTGTCGTAGCTCTGCGGCTCCACCTGAATGGATTCCCCGGAATTTACGACCTTCGCGCCCGCAAGCGTCAGCACTGTCGCGGCGTTTGCCGCAAGCGTCTGCGGGCTGTTATTAAAATATCGGACGCAAGATTTCAGATACGCCCGATTTCCATTGCCGTTATTACAAGCCATTTAAATTACTCCTTTCAAAATTATGAAAAACGGGGCAATCGCCCCGGATAGTTATATCAGGATGTTTCCGGCTGTTAGCCGCCGCAGCCGCACGGATTGCAGGGCGGGTTCTGATAATACCTGCCCAGCTGGCCGAGGATGTACTGCGACTGCATATAGTCGTTGTTCGCGGCGCGGCTCTGTGCGAGTTCGTCGCGCAGGCGCTGGTTCTCCTGCTGCTGCAAGAGCGTCCGCGTTGCCTCGCCCTCGGCGTGGATGGCGGTCTTGATCTCGCATGCATTGATGCTGGCGTTGTAGTTCACGCCGTCAATCGCGCGGAGAATTTCGCAGCAGCACTTCTGCTGCGCGGAGAAGCCGCCCTCTGTGACAGACTGCAAATCCCGCAGTTCGCCGAGAATGTTGTAGGCGTTGTCCTTGACGGCGCTTGTGACGTCATACGCACTCTGGCGCGTCGCTGCGACGCCCTCGTTGTTCTGGCGTTCCAGTGCGGCAAAGTCAGTGGCGCGCTGCACGTCTGCCTGCGTAGCGGGCGAGCTTTCGCCGCTGCCGCCGAAGCCTCGTCCGGCGAAGAGCAGGAAAAACAGTGCAATGAGAATCACAATGCCCCAGCCGCCGAAGCCATAGTCCTTGTTGTCCATAGATGTCCCTCCTTTCCGTCAGATTTGATAAACGCTTTCGCGTGGTATCACTTAATCTGCCCTATGAGGTCTCCCACGGTTTTGTTTTTGTTCGCCTCGAACCAGTCATTAAACCCCGGCTGCGAGGCAAGGAAACTCAGGACCATCTGCGGACTCTGTCCTTTAAGCGTCGTCATTGCCGTCTGCATCAGCCCGCTCAACACTTTGTTTCCGCTGTTTCCGCCCATCAGCGCCATGATCGGATTTTGCATTTACTTTTCCCTCCAAATTCTCAAGTCTTTCCGCCATACTCTGCATACCTTCTGCGATCTGCTTCAACTGCTCCTGTAACTGGTTTGCTGCCTTTTCTTCTTCGGTCGGCTCCGGAAAAATGCGGAACCTTGCGACGGTTTTTGCCGCCATGCTGTCTGTCCGGATGTAATAGAGCAGATTCTCCGTTTCATGCAGCGCGAGCGCGTTATCGTTCGGCTGCATCTGCAAATTGTTGATACTGGCCTCGCTGGCCACGGTCAGCACGCCGAGTTTCGGCGGCTGCTGCGGCATTTGCGGCACCTGCGCCCGCGGCATGGGCTGCATCTGCACCTGCTGCGCGCCGTCCATTTCCCAGCGCCCAGTGTATGGGTTATACGCCATCGTGCGTCCCTCCTTATGCTCCCATTGTACCGGAGCGCAGATTTTTAAGGGTGGCGCGAACGTGCGGGAATGTGAAGTTGCGTGTAAAATAATTTTGATTTTTTTGCAAAACCCCTTGACATATACGGTAATACAGTATATACTATAGCCATAAGATAAAACAAGGCGAGATCCGGAGATCAAAAATGAATGCAGGAGGAACACAAAATGAAACAGTATAAATACTTCTTTAAGGCATATGACGAGAACGGCCAGATGTTTTTCTTCCACCGCTCGAACTCTGCAAGCCGGCTTCTTAAGCTGGCCAAAAAATCCAGCTGCGATGATAGCGGCGAGACCCTCTCCCGTTGGTATTGCGGGCGGACTGAACACAATATCCCCGTAGAGATCCAGTATCGCGTATACTGCGGTGAGAAGATCTGAGTTTTAGATCCACCACATTCCATTCCAACAAAAGCTGCTCCGGTGCAACCGCATTGGAGCAGTATAATAAAAATGAGGGGGCAAATATCATGGCAAAAGCAACTGCTTACTGCAAATGTGAAACATGCGGAACAGAATTTACGAGAACGACCAACAAAGGGCTTCGCGCCGAAGCTGATAGCTGGGCTCTGTGGGCGGCAGACCACTATACGGAATGCCCCGTCTGCTACGCAAAGCGTATGCGTTCCGAAAAACCGAAGAACCCGATCACGGCGCTCGTTGGGCTTGATGTTCTCAATGCGCAGATCGTGATCTCCATTACTGGGAACACCCGGCCCGTGAAGGATGCACTCAAATCTCTCGGCTATCGCTGGGATGTTCCGTTTGAAACGGGATTGTCCGGCATCCTGGATACGGGAACTCGATTCAACTCGTGTTGGAGCAAGGAACTTCCGGCGCCCAAATATACCACTGCAAAAGAATTTTCAGAAGCCGTTTCCTCTGCCGTTTCCGATGCGATCCGCTCGCTGAAAGAGATCATCCCTGAACTCGAAGTCAAGAACTCTTTCACGCAGATGGATCATATGCTCTTCTGCGATATGGCAAAGCACCTCGCAGAAGACGACGCTGCTGTTGCGAGCGCAATAGCAGCGCTCGAAAAGCCGGAACGCCCTGTATGCTACCCGGCAGGACGCTGGAACGGGAAATTCTATGGAAGGCCCGGGAACTGGCGCATTTACCTGGATAATACGGAAACAAGTATTTCCGATGAAGATGTTTCAGCCATAAAAAACTACAAGTCCGCGCTGGCAGCGTACAAGGAAAAGGTGGAGGAGATCACGAATGCGAATTGATCCATCATATCCACCGCTTGCTCTGTTGCAGAGAGTAACAGAAGAATACCCTGATGCCTGGGAGAAAATGAAACTGTTCCATGAAATGAACGGCAAGAACGGGCTTCCGAGATGGAATCAATGGTGCTATGCACCAATGTCCGCGGCAATGGCGATTGTGATGGGCGATTCTCCTGGCACATACGAAAACATTTCTGCCGCCACAAAGGCAACGCAAGAGATCGCCGCCCTTGCACCATGGATTGAAAACAAGGATGTGTTTATTGTCGGCCGTTCTTTGCAGGAACGATTATTTGCACAAGAAGATGGGGAGTTTGAGATCGATAGCAAGGCGCTGTACCATATCCCGTACCGATCTTTTTATGTGCAATTCGCCGACGGATTTCGGTATATTGATTCTCCGTGCCACGGTGTGTTTGTGCATCTTGAGGATGATGTAAATAGCGGTGACCACGAGCTGCGGCTGCTGTATCTCAAAGAAACCGGCAAAACCATCGGAATCCCAATCCATCTTGGAGAAAAAACGGTTCGTTCGAGCTTATCTCATACGGTAAACGAAGCGCTGAAAAATCTATCGGATGATAATCCAGAGATCCGCAGAGCCATGATCACAACTTTGGAGCAGAGAAACGCCGAGCTTGCCGCGCACAGACAGGCTTTGCAGATCGTACTTTATTTATGCAAGAAAAGCATTGAGAACGCCCCGAATCCAGAGGCCGCGTTTCTCAACACAAAAATCAGAAGCGGAGAAATCCATATTCATTTTTTATGATTCAGAAAAGGAGGCTGCAAGAAATGCCAACTGATGCGCAAAAGCGCACTCGCAACAAGTGGGATGCAGAAAACATGTCCGTGATCTCCTGCAAGCTCAAGCGGGAGATCGCGAAAAATTTTAAGACCACCGCGAAGTCCCGCGGCACCACACCGAACGAGCTGATCCGCGGATGGATCGCGGAATATCTTGCTGATAAATAAGCAAAACCCCGGTGCCCAAGTTGGACACCGGGGTTTGCTATATCATATCGAGCCTTTTTGCTGTCTGCCGCGCCCTCGTATAAATCCCGGGCAGCCGCCTCGACAGGGTGCTCCGCTCCATGCACAGCTCGACGGCGACGTCGATCTGCGGGGACTTGCCCACGATGTAGCGGCGCACGATCTCGGCGTCCTGCCTGCTGTATCCGGCCTCGCGTATGACGCGCTCCCACTCGCTTTGCAGCAAACCGGATAGATCTTTTGGGATATGGACTCTTGCGCTTGCCAATAACGTCCCTCCTTCCGGGAGGGCGCGGCAGACGGCTTACTTGTGATTCAGCACGGCAATATTGCCCTTGTTGGATACTTCCAGATCAAGGGCGGCGGCGAGGTCGCGCACCTTGACGTAATTCGTGCCGTCCTTCAGGATGCGCTCCACGGCGACTTCCTTGCCGTCGACGATGATCTTACTTTTTTCTACCACTTCGCGTTCCTCCTCTCCAAGTTTTCCGTCCTCGAGCACCATGATCGTGTGGCCGCTGGAAACCAGCACGTCGCCGCGCAGCAGCCTTGCGTCCGAAGTTAGGTACTCGCCGTGCAGGAGCTCAAAATCGCCGGTCTTCGGCCAATCGTTGAGCATACAGTAGGTCGTGCAGCTGTTGCCCTGCTTTCTGTAGAGCTCTTCTACACCCTTACACCCGGCGGCTACCGCGCAGAGCGTCTGGAGCCCCGAGCAGTCCGTCTCCACGGGCTTTGTGATCTTGCTCACGTCCCAGTTCACGGCTCTAGCGGCTTCATATGCTGTGTTCCGGTCGGACATGTCGTAGCCGATATTCCGGTTTTTAATCGCTGCCTCGCATGTCTGGGCGGCTCTCTCGGCCTTTCTCGGGTCTTTGTAGCGCAGCAGGCCAAGCCAGTGGCCATTGTACCAGTACGAGATATTGAGCTCCCGCCCGGTCTGGTTGCCGGGCTTCTGGTTCCAGCCGCCGGTCTCGCCGAGGCTGGCCTGTCCGATCTTGATGCTCATACCCGCTCACTCCCGTACAGCTCGTGGTGCAGCTGCAGCACGGCTGCCTCGATCAGCTTATCGATCGTTTCCACATCAAATTGAATGCCCTTCTCGGCGAGGAAGTTCACAACATACGCCTTTTTCGCCGCGCCGTCCGTCGCGGTGTACAGCTGCTCCGCCGCCTTTACGCCGATCTCAACGTAAGTGCGGAGCGTTTGCAGCTTATCAGCGTCGATCTTGGTTTTGAGCCATGGGATCAAAAATGCCGAAACGAGCGCGCTGATGAGCGCGATCACTGCCGAGATGATCTGTGTGTAGTCCATATGTATGCTCCTTTCAATCTTTCAGCACGATCTCCGCGATACGTGCTGCCGCTTCCGGGCCGTATTTCTCGGCCCATTTATCCATGTACTTCTGCGCGTACTTCGCGCGGTTCTCATTTTTGGCTTTCCAGAGGTAAAAGCCGCTGGAAGCCGTTGTTTCGGCCAGCACCGCAAGCGTGATCTCCGTCAGATCCGCGCCTGCCGCGCATGCGATGATGAGCGCGAGGCTGACGAGCGCGCTGCAAATCAGCCACTTCTTGCTAAACTCCATTGCTATGTCCGCACTGCGCCTCCAGCTGGTGCAGGAATTTTTTCACGTCGCCGTTCCCGCCCATCTTTTTATACTTCTCTCCGGCGATCAGGCGCTCTGCCATTGGCATTTCCTCCGACATGATGGTCAGCCGGAGAATTGCGAGATACTGCTCGTTCTGATGCGTCTGCATCTTGTCGAGCTTTTTGTCGATCTCTGCAATGCGCGTATCCTGCGTCGTGGTCTTCCCGCGCTTTTTCTGTATCGCGCTGACGACGGCATTGACGACCGCCGTCAGCGCGGACGAGCCGAGCACGGCGCAGACGAGGGTAACGATGATGGTCTTGGTGTCCATGTGTTCTCCTTTCTCGCCCTCGGGCGACTGTTATTCTTCCACATCCCACGCCTGCGGGTATTCTGCGAGACTATATGCTGTGTCCTGGTTCGCTTTGGTGAACTTACCGTCTTGCACGGCCCATTCCCCTGCCTTGTACGTGTCGTGCGCGCCCGTTGGGTGTACGAAATTCCGCGCCGTCTCGCGTGACGTACCGTGATACGGCTTATTGAACGTGAACCACGCTGCGTTGCCGGGGACGATATCGGGATTCGCCCCATTGTCGTAGTTCTGGAAGCATTCCCATATATCTCCGCCTACAGAGAAAATGTCTCCGGCGACGTGCTTGCCCGGCATCCATTCATCATAGAGTGCGGAGCACATGATAATTTCATCTGCCGTCTTTGGCTTCTCGCCCTTCATCAGAAGCTTGGTCATATTCGCCGTAGAGTCCAGCAGATCATAGACGACAGGCGTTGCAACAACCGGCTGCGGCTCCGGCAGCGGGATATTCGTCAGTAGCCAGCTGCCGTCCGTGATCTCCTGCCGTAGAAAGTTGCCCGGCGTGTAGACGCGCAGCTCGAAGCCGTTGTCCGCGAAGACCACGACGGGGCCGCTCAGCTCTGTCACCCCCGAAAGAGAATCGCCTGTAAACCGGACCGAGCCGGAGGTGCTGTATACCCGGACGTTCGCGTAGGTTTGATTGTTGTGTGTGATGTACATTAAATAACCCCCTAAATCAATTTTCCGTGATGGTGCAGGTCGGTGTCCACACAACGTTGCCGTTTCCGTCATATGTTTTCTTTTGTTCGAACAAAATGCGTGTGTTTGTTGTGGCTACAAATTCGTAAGTACCTTCTTTTTCGTTTGATGCAGTTACACCGTTCAAAATAACGTTGCCGCGGCTGTTTCGTGCCTTATATGATATGGTGATCGGAACTTTACTTCCAGAAGGAAACGTCAGTGCTGCAGCATCCGTTAGTTTTTCGCCGTTAACTACGGCATACATGGAATAGGTACTGCTGTAAGAAACAGGGACGCTCAGAATTACCATGAATTTGCTGGGAAGTCCCCTTCGTAAAAACATTCCCATTGATGCACCCCCTAGAAGCAGAAGCAAAATGGCACGCCAAGCGCAGCGCCGCCCCGGATAGTTCCCTTAGTGCCGGCGGATGATACGAAGATAAAATTTGTGGTGCCGTTTATAGACGGGGAACGTGTCCACCATCTGGATTCCGCGCCGTCTAGCATTTTTATTTTGCTTCCGTTTTCTTTGTAATACTGATATTGTTTACCTTCGCCTGGCGCGGAAGAATCAACATCACCAAACACTTCCACATCGCTTGGAAAAAACAGTTTGTCTGCCGTTGTTACGATGGTGGTGCTTTTGTTGCCCGCAGATGTAAGTTTATTCACATTCTGGATGCCATTTTGCACTTCCAGCGGCAATTGAACCAAGATGGCAGGAAGATGTGTTTGCCGCATGGCGCAGCCAGCCCAACCGTTTCTGTTTGTGTTGCTGCCCTCCATTTCGTTTTTTCCGTAGCAGTCGTGCAACTGGAAGGTAAACGGGGCTTTGCCGAAGCCATCGGAATAGTCATCGTGATTGATACCGATAATGTCAACCAGATAGTCCGTGGAGCCAATCATCATCGCCTTCTGATCTCCAATCTTCCACGTTGAGGGGACAACCTTTTTCTGGCAGATAGCAATGATCTGTTCCCAGGTATTATCCGAAAAATTTGCCTCATATGAAGGCTTAATTCCAGTAAACCATCTTGGGCTCCTTCCGCTCATCCGAAGACCACCACCTTCACGGGGATATTAACCGTCGGCGCTTTGCCGATGCACTGGGCGGTCAAAGAGTTCGCGCCAGTTACGTAGTTGTGGATTACCGCAAAGCCCTCCAAAAGTGCAGCGTCCGCGTCTGGGTCCGTGCCGGAGAGAGCAACGTCCCACTGCGGATCTACGTCGTAGGACGCTTTCAGCCCCGTGATCGTGATCGTCTGCGCCTGGTAGCCGTGTGAATCAGCAGCCCAGCCAGAAGCAAGCAGCGTGCCGGTGTACTGTTTGATGTTCATAGGCTCATACACTCCTGTAATCAGCTCGCCCGCCGCGTTGTGCGCCGTCTTCCCCTTGAGAAGCGTCTCCGGCGTGACGGTGTCGGCGGTCAGGTCAAGCTTGACATCGCCGTTCAGGGCGACTTTGTTGACTGCCATGTCAGCCTCCGATCTGGAGCGTCTGCCCTCCTGCGGCGTTGTCGGTGTAGGTGACGGGAATTGCCGCGACAGTCACCTGCGACAGATAGTCATACGTCTCATCCGGCGTCACGACCTGCTCGGCAAAACTCGGTGTGACGTTTTTGTTTGCCTGTGCCTTGACCGCCTCGCCGCCGTAGCTGCCCACCACGCCGAGAATGGTAATGCCGGTCTTGATATTGCCTGGGATAAGCTTTGCCTTTTCCGTGGGCTTGATGCGCGACTTGCCGGAGCCGTCGTGGAAGCCCATCGGAATAGCAGGCTCGTCGTCTTTCTCTGCGATGTCGAGTGTCTTTGCGCCGTTGTCCGGCATGGTGCCGACCATCTTCGAGCCGCGCGCGTAAAATGTCTTATCCTTGAGCACCTCCGCCACGGCGGCGGTCGCGTCCTGCGAGTTGACGTCAAATTCGTTCGTTCCGGTGATCGGCGCGCCGGACTTGTCGTGCGCGGTGACGCCCTTTTTGAGGTCACTCGCGACAATGGTGTCGCCCGACAGGTCGAGCTTGACCTCCGTGCCGACGATCAGTTTGTTTACATACTTGTTTGCCATATGCTCACTCCTAACTGTTCATATACTCGTCGCCCATGATGAGCGTCAGCCCACCGGCGGCGTTGGATACTTCGTACTGCGGAATCTTTGCAACGTTTACGTCGCGGGACAAAAGCCGGTTTCTGGTCGGCAAGACCACCGGCTCGTAAGTCTTCGGCGTTACGTCGTATACGCCCTCATAGGGCTTGCTGCCTCCGGTGCCGACCTCAATGACGCGCACCCCTGCTACGTCAAACTCGACCGCGGGCTTTTTGCCCACGTCAAACGTAATTGCCATCAAAGTACCTCCCTGCTCATAGAGTCCAGCACGCGGATAAAGCCCGTCGGTAAGCCGATGACTTCCGGCTTTGTCGCGCCCGTAAACTTCACGCGCACCTGCCCGGAGAGCATGGACGTTTTGAACGCAAAGGTCTCCTCCTGTGTCAGAGGAAATAGGAAAGCCCCGTCCTCGTCCGTCGTGACCTCGCCTGGGTAGACCTTGCGCAGCGGACCTACAACAAACTCGATCTGCTCGATCTTCGTCAGGTCCAGCGGCTCCCCGTTGAGCTTTCCCACAAACGGAATCGCGTACTGGTCGCCTTGCATAATGGTAAGGCTCATATTTTTTACTCCTTTCGCAAAAATCCCCTTGACATATGATACTATATGTAGTATCATATAAGCACAGGAGGGAAAAAACGCATGGAAATCAAACTGAAAAAGCAGCCGCAGAAATATCTTGCAAGCGTCGATGAAAAGACGCGAAAGAAACTCTATAAGGCACTCGACCAGATTTCCCGGCTTGAGGGAAACATCGTCCGTCTCGGCGGATACAAAGCAAGATACCGGTACAAGATAGACCATTACCGCATCGTCTTTGACTGGGTGCAAGGCGAGATCGTGATTGTCGTCGTCGAGATCAACACCCGCACCAATATCAAATATTGAGGAGGAACAGCCATGAAAAAGAATCTTACTGCGTCCGAGCTGGACGCGCGTCTTGCCGCCATCAACGCAAGAGAACCGGAAACGCTGAGTGAAGAAGAAGCCGCGTCCCTCGCCGAAGCAGAGGCAATGGACGACGGTACAACCGTCAGCCTCGAAGCGCTCAAGCGCGAGCTGGACGGGTTCAGCGGTCGCCTTGTTCTTCGCATCCCGAAGAGCCTGCACAAGCTCCTGAAAGAGGAGGCGGACGTCGAGGGCGTCAGCCTCAACCAATACATGCTCTATAAGCTTTCCCGGTAATTCCCTCCGAGCCGCCCCAGACGGGGCGGCTTTTTTATGAGATTTTCCCGAGTACCAGCATCGCCCCGCCGATGCGCTGGAAAAACACCCGGTCGCCCGCCTCCGGCGTGTAGCTCGCCAGATACCGGCAAAGCATCTGGCTCGGCTCGGATTCTCCATCAATCAGCAGCCGCACGCCGTCGTCTGATACCTCGGAGACGGTAGCCAGCTGCACAGTTTGCTTTTCCTGCTTCTGCTTCAAAAAAAGATCATCCTGAATCAAAGCGTGTCCTCCTTCTGCGCCTCGTGCGTCATGCCGCTGCCCGGTTCCAGCGGCAGCGTCCACTTTGTTTCCAGATACTTCCCGCGCACCTCTCCCGCTTCGAGCCACAGCACATCCTCCGCGCCGTGGTGCGGCATGGCGGCAGTCTCAAACGTCAACTGCGATAAATACGCCGTAGCGCGCCCTGCGCGCCGCCTCACTGCCGCCTCCAGCGCGATTGCCGACGCGGTGTCGTCGTAAATCTTGGTGTCCGCGATTCTCCGCCCGCCCCGGTTGACCGCCGCCAGCGGGCTTGTCGCATCCGTGATTTCATACGAAAAGCTCATCGGCGTGCGATCTGGGCGGGAGACGATGCCAATAAATACGTTTGGCAGCCCGTAAACGTCCTCTACCAGCGTCTGCGCCGGAAGAAGCACGCTCATTTCATCCGCCTTGTAGCTGTACTCCGCGAAGCGCGAGCGCGGATCGCGGTATTTCCGGCACACCCAGCGCCCCCACGCATCCGCGCTCAATGGCGCGTAGTTGTCCGCCTCCATGAGCTGCCTTACAATCTCTCCCTTCGTCGTGCCTGCCTCCCACTCCAGCGTCGTCTCGGTGACGGAGTCGGACGGCTCGATAATCGCATCGTGAACGCCGACGCTCGAAAAAATGCCGCTCAGCGCGCTTGTGTACTTCGTGCCGCGCGCGATGCTGTAGCGCTCCGGTACCTGATCGTCCCACAAAAGCATCGTGGTGTCGTACGCCTCAATCTCGCGGTAGATGTGCTTGTACCCGCTTTTTGTGATCGTCGGCATGTAAAACACGCCGAGCGGATACTCTGCCGTTCCGCCGTCCGGCATTTCGAGGCAGAAAAGCGGGCGCAGGAGTTCCGCGTGCCAGTTGACGCCCGCCTCGTCGCGGACGGTAAATCGCCCCGTGCGCATGATGCTCGCGTTTGCGTCCTGCTCAATGCTGCCCGTCTCCATCCGCAGCTCCCCGAGCTTGATTTTGTATGCGTTCAGCCGCTCCAACCTATACCACACCCGCCGGGAGCCGCCCGCCGCGTGAAGCGCCTTTTGCACCTCCGCCGCCGTGTACCTTCCGGTCGCCAGATCAATCACTCGATCTCCTCCTTGTAGTCCACCTCGTCAAGCTCCAGCGTAAAGCTTTGCGAAAACTTGTCGTAGCTCACCGGCAGCGTGCTGCATGTGCAGAAATACCGCTTGCCGTATTGATCGCGGTACAAAAGCGTTTTCTGCTCTAAGATGGCGGAAATAAGCTCCTTCATATCGCTCTGCGAGAGCATGGCGAAGGTGTGCCGGTGCGTGTGCGTCCGCCGCCCGGAAAATTCCGTGACGGGGAGTGAGCGCCCCTGAAACGTCTGCTGCGTCGCCTCCAGTGCCAAATCGTCCGTATGCCCCGGCGGCGCGTCTCGGTTCACGCGCAGCTCGATCATGGTGTTCGCGCCGTATTTCGTTACAGCCTCCTCCGCGAAGACGAGCAGCCCGCTTTGAATTTCCTGCGTGGTGCGAACCAGATCACTATCCGAGTAGCCGTTTTCGTTCAGGCTGCGGATTCTGTAGTTGTGCCTGCCAATTCCCGCGCCGAAATCATAACACTGGTTCGCGCCCTTAACCATTTCGCCAACCGCCACGCCGTCGCGCAGCAGCAGGAACCGCGACGCTTCCGGGAGATAGGTTGCCTTAATGCACACATACCCGTTTCCTTCCTCCGCTATTTCAATTTCCGCCTTTCCCGGCGCGACGGCGGAAGCGTCGACGGTGAACGCCCGCGTGCCTTCCGCGCTCTCGATGGCGTATTCATTCCACACCGTCACCGCCGCAATGTAGTTGTTGTTCGAAAGATATTTTGGGATTTTATAGCTCTGCTCCGCGCCGGGGAGTACCCCGGAATCGTAGAAAACCGGACCATATACCGACCGGATAATCACCCGGTAGCCCGTCTGGTTGCTGCTCTGCCAGCTTACCGTCGGGCGCGCCGTCCCGGTTGTAACGCTCGTTACCGACGGAGCCGTCGCCGCAGCGACAATGTAAACATACAGAGGCTCCGACCACGCCGACCACGCGCCGAGATCGTCCTGCGTCCGCACACGCCACTGCGCCTGCCCGGATTGCGGATTTGTTCCCGCCAGCGAGATCGCCGCCCGCCGAAGCGTCGTCTGCCCGTTGTAGATCGTGATGTAGTCGCTTGCGCCCGCGTACTTGATTTGAATCTGCGCACCCGCCTGCGGTCTGCCGGAAACGGAGCTGTGTTCCCACAAAAACGAAACAATTTCGTTCGGCGTGATATTTGCCCCGTCCGGGCTTAAAGCCGTCGCTTTGCCGGTCTGGTTGACGCACGTGCAGGTGCGCCAATCCGACCAATTGCCCACAATGCCGTCATTCGACGTTACCCGGATGCGCCAGCTCAGGCTCTCCGCCCCCGTCATGTGCGCGGCGGGGATTGTCGCGCTGGTAGCCGTCGTGCCGGTAAGCGTCCGTGTCGCAGAAGTCGTCCCTGCACTCTTGGTGTAATACTGGATTTCAAACGACGCCTGCGCGGGGGCTTCGTTAAAGTACATGTCCGGCGAGTCTGGAATGTCTACCGCCCATGTGATGGTTGCCGCCGCGTCCGGCTGAACATACGCCCCCGCGTCCGGTGCAAGGCTCGTAAATCCCAGCTGGAAGTCTGCGACCTCTACCGTCAACTTGATCGAGCTGAGACTGAGCCATATTTTCGTTTCCCATGATGTGGCTGCGCTGTTCTTTGGGCTTGGGTCGCTCGCGCCGATGGCAAAGCAGATGCCGTTGTTCAGCGCGTTGCGCAGGCTCGCAGTCGAGCCGACATCGTACCAGATACCCGGTGCCAGCGTGATTTCCTGCCCAACAATGAGCGACGAAACGAACGTCTGCCGGATGGTTGCGCGGTTTGGCGCGGTGTTGTAGTTTACGTTATACGGGTCATACGCCGTTTGCACGGTTTGCAGCTCGATCAGCGAGTTCTGCCCCGTGTTGTCAATCTGCGTCGGGCTGAACGTGATCTTGCAGCCGTTGTCCGCATCGAATTGCACGAACTTTTTATCGAAGGGTAACTTTCCGCCGGTATCACTGTAAAATTTGCACAGAAGCGCTTTTCCCGGACCCTCCCGAAGGGTTCCCTGCAGCAGCGCCCATGTTCTTGTGATGGCGTAAGGGCTGCCGGTCGGTCCGGACGGCGTGTGCGACAACGTGGGGTTCATTTCGTCGATCTGGTTAAACAGTGCGCTTGTTAGCGTTACCTTTCTGTGCGCGCTTGTGCGCGTACCCTCAAAAACACCTACGCCCATATCATCCTCCGTACTTCCGGTTATGCTGCCGGGAATTCTCCGCAGCGTCCGCCACCTGGTTTACCGTCTTCACGTTTACGCCGCTCACCGTGTAATAGTTATTCGTCACGCTCGTTCCGCCGCCGAAGCCTCCGCTGAAGCTGCCGCCGCCGCGAGAGGGAGATGGATTAGAGCTGCTGGAATCCCAGATGTCAAGCACGGCGTTCGTTGCCTTAAAGCTGAAAGCGTCCTTCCACGTCTGCGTGCTTCCGGTGTCGATCCAGTCCGCCAGACCATCCAGCAAGCCTGCGATGGCACGAAGGCTGTCCACAACGGTTGCCAGCACCAGCGCCACGCCCTCAAGCGAGCCCTCCAGAATTGGAAGTGTCGTCTGCCCGAGTACGCTTGTCGGGTCGATCAGCTCGCCCACAAACTCCAGCAGCGACCCAAACGCCGACACAATGCCGCTGTCCTCCAGCGTCTGCCCGAACGTGCGCGTCGCCTCCGACATGTCACTGTAGAACGAGGTAAGATACGGCGCGAACTCCGCCGCCAGCTGGTTTTTGGTCGCCTTCTGCTGCTGCTCGAGATCGTAGAACGCGCTCTGCACCTCGGTCAGCGCCTTCAGCTCGTCCTCCTCCAGCACAAGACCCATGTCGCTTGCCGCCTGCGCGTACTGCTGAATCGTTTCGCGCCCGGCTTCGATCATCGGGTTCAGCTCCTGTGCGCTCTCCGACATGAGGTCCATAGCAATCGCGTCGCGCTTTGACTGGTTTTCGACGTTCCCGAGCGCGTCGATGACGTCCAGGAAAACGTCCTGCGCGTCTCGCAGCTCGCCGTTTTGCCCGCGTAGGCTTACCTTCAACTTATCAAATGCCGCAGCTGTGTCCGCCGAGCCGTTCTCGGCTTCCTGCATTTTGTTCGTGATTTCCTTGAGCGAGTCCCGCACGCGATCATACGATACGCCGAGCTTCTCGGATGCGTACTGCATCTGCTGCACCTGCTGCTCGCTCTGGCCTGTGATGGAGGCAAAAGTCTCGATCTCCTTCGCGCCCTCCGCCGCCTCCTTCGTCATGTCAATGAGCGCCTTCTCC